GCCTGGCCGTTGGCACCACGGAAAGCATGCACCTGCTGATTAAGGCGCTGGAAACAGACGTTGAACAGGTGCGAAGCCTGCCGCTGATTGCTGATCGCGTTGAGCATAAGCGCAACGTGCTGCTGCCGAAATGGGTTCCGACTGTTGAAGCCTATCTGGCCAGCGGCCAGGTGTATGCAAATCCGGTTCTGGCGTGGTGCGTAATCTGGCTGTTTGACGTTGGCGATCTGGATAAGGCGCTGGAATGGGCAGATATCGCTATTGCCCAGCAACAGGCCACGCCGGAACGACTGCGCAGCAATTTCCCGACATTCGTGGCCGATACGATGCTGGCCTGGGCGGAGGAGTCTGCGGGGCGCGGGGAAAGCATTGAACCATATTTTTCGCGCACGTTTGAGAACGTGGCCACCAAATGGCGACTGCATGAACAGGTGACGGCGAAGTGGTTCAAGTTCGCCGGGTTGCAGCTGCTGCGCGGTGAGGATGGCCAGAAAACAGCTGCAGGTGTGGACGATGTTGAAACACTCCAGAAAGCCGATCAGTTGCTGGCTACCGCAGAACAGCATTACCTGAAAATCGGCGTTAAAACGCAGCGGCAGACCATCGCCGCACGCATACGAAAACTGAAGCAGGGTTAAAGACTACCGCAAGCCAGGCGGGCGCGGTGGAGGGCAGAAACACATTGTGACGCTGCGCCGTGGAAACCGGACAGCCCGCCTATTTCGGGAGATTTATGTTTAGCGGAATGCCGATTGATTACCAGGATGAGCCGCTTACAAATGACGGATTCTGGCCAGATTTAAACCTGAAGGATTTTCAGTCGCAGCGGGCGATCCCCGCTGATGTGGAGGCGGAAACCGTAGCACAGGCACTGCTGGCAGCAGTTGCGGAAGTGAACGCGGAGCTGGAACAGGTGCAGGCCAGCTGGAAGGCAAAGGGAGTACTGAGCGCAGCGGATGCGCCGGGGGCGCGAATAGGTGAGCTGAACAGCCTGTGCGCGCAGTACATAAAAGCCGTTCACGCCAGGGCAAAGGCCGATCTGCTGGGAGAATTCGCCACGATTGGGCGGCGTGAATCTCACCCAGGGCAGGAAAGTACGGAAACCCGCGCAGGGTTGCTTACTGAAGCATCGGTGGTTATCCGTCGCATGAAGGGGCTGAAACGGGCAACGGTGAAAAAGGTATGAGTCAGACGCAGCTGGAGAATCTGACGGCGTTTTTTAAGGACAACGTGCCGCGCCGTGCAATGCAGTCTTTTACCAGCGTGCTGGATGAAATGGAGTTCGTACCGGCTGCAAAGGATTTGGGGCTGGGGCAGTACCGCCAGGCGGTGATCCGTTATGACGCGGTGCTGAGCTGGGAGCGTTTTCCGTATCGCCTGTGTCCGCCGCAGCTGCTTATGTCGCTAATGGCCGCGTGGATGGATGAGGCCGAACGCCAGCTACTGGAGGATATCGGGGTGACGGAGGCCGATCCGCAGTGGGATGTGTCGGTTGCCGATGAGGAAACCGCCGATATTGTTCTGACCGTTCCGATGGCAGAAGAGCTGGTGATCCGTGAGGACGAAAAAGGGTTAATTCCCTGGAACGGCAA